GCGGACAAGCTCCGTCCCCCTGCGCTGGTAATTACGGACGAAAACCACCACTGCCTTGCTTCCTCGTATAAAACTATCTATGAGGAATTTCCCAAAGCCCGTTTTGTCGGCGTTACCGCTACGCCAGTACGTCTGAACGGCGACGGACTTGGCGACGTAAACGACGTGCTTATCCAAGGCGTGTCCGCAAAATGGCTGATAGAAAATAATTTTCTTGCGCCGTATGATTATTACGCTCCGTCCGTATCCGATCTGACGGGGATAAAAATTTCTCACGGCGAGTACGCTGCGGGAGACATTGAAAAGCTTCTTGCCAAAAATACGGTCTTCGGGGACGTTATCGGGTACTATAAAAAATTGGCGGCGGGTAAGCAGGCAGTGTGCTACTGCGCTTCCATACGGCATTCGGAGGAAATGGCGGCGGCGTTCCGCAAGGCAGGCATTGAGGCGGCGCATATTGACGGCGCCACTCCCCTTGCCGAACGTCAGAAAATTATTGATAATTTCAGGCGCGGCGCTTTGGACATTCTCTGCAACGTTGACCTTATCAGCGAGGGCTTCGATATTCCCGACTGCGAATGCGCCATACTGCTCCGTCCCACAAAATCACTTACGCTGTACATTCAGCAGTCTATGCGGTGTATGCGGTACAAACCGGGCAAACGGGCGGTCATAATCGACCATGTGGGAAATTACGCCCGCTTCGGTATGCCCGACGACGACCGTTCCTGGACGCTTGATAAAAAGGACAAAAAGCAGCATAAGCATGAGGCGGAAAAACCCGTCGGCGCAAAAATGTGTCCGCATTGCTTCGCTGTTTTTCCGCCGTCCCCAAAGTGTCCTTACTGCGGATTTGTTTTTCCGAAAACCGAAAGGGAACTTGACGCCGCCAATGCGGAACTTGAAAAGATCGAGGGCTTCAAGCTTGATTTTTCAACTCCCAACGAGTGTAAAAGCTATTCGGAGCTTCTTGCCTTTGCAAGGAAACGGAATTACAAGCCCGGCTGGGCGTACTATCAGGCAAAACAGAGAGGAATGATCTAATGACGGAGGAACACGCGATACAAAACTGCATACGCATTGCGCTGTCCCCATACGCAACCGTGTTCAGAGCCAACGTCGGGAAAGTTTTTACTCCCGACGGACGCTTCTTTGATACGGGTCTGCCCAAAGGCTTTTCCGACTTGTTCGGGTTCAGACATTCCGACGGACGGATATTTTTTATTGAAGTAAAAGCTCCGGCGGGACGGGTAAGTCCCGAACAGAAAAATTTTATTGAACAAATGCGCCGCAGCGGAGCGATCGCGGGAGTTGCGCGCTCCGCCGAGGACGCGCTGAAAATTCTAAAGGAGGATCAATAATATGAATTTTTCCACAAATTATGAGAATATCGGGAACGAACTGCTTCCCGAGGGCAAATATGAATGCGTCATAAAGGACGCGTTCCCCTCCGAGACAAGAAAAGGTACGCCGTACCTTGACATAAGGCTTGTCATAAGGAACGACGTTGAGCAGAAATATAAAAATAAATATATCTTCCATTCGATATGGAAGAAAAAAGAGCCCTCAGAACAGGACAAACAGGTGGACGGTTACAGCTTCAAGCAGCTTATGAGCCTTGCCAGCGCCGCAGGACTTCCCTCCGGAAAAAACTATGCCTCTGTCGAGGAACTCTGCAAGGATTTTGTCGGCAGCTGCGTCAACGTTGAGACGGAACACGACGAATGGGACGGCAAAATCAACGTCCGCGTAAAATACTGCAATAAGACGGAGTACCCCGAATGCAAACACGTTTTTAAAGAAGCTGCCGCTCCCGCCGACAGCAATACATATCAAAAGCCGAAGCAGGACGCTTTTGCACAGCCCTCTACTGTCCAAACACCGCCAAATGTTGATCTTGACGATTTTGAAGAAATCATCGGCGACGGCGATCTTCCTTTCTGAGGTGAAATAAATGTATGAAAAAATTCCCGAGGAACTTAAAAAACTTCCATGCTGGATATGCTGGAGGGCAATTCCCGACCCGAAGTCCCACAGCGGGATAAAAAAAGAACCGATAGATCCGATAACAGGCAAACTTGGTTCAAGTACCGATCCTGCTAAGTGGGCAGACTTTGATACAGCTGTAAAAGCCTCCAAAAGTTTTTCGGGTATCGGATTTGTATTCGACGGCAAGTCGGGATATTTCGGAGTTGATGTGGATGATATCGCAGGCAGCGTAAAGGATTTTCTGAACGGCAGCACCGACAACGTTGCGGGCGAATTTATCCTGGCTTTGCAGTCTTATACGGAGCTGTCCCAATCCGGGAATGGCGTACATATCATATGCAAGGGCAAGCTTCCTCCGGAGGGGCGAAAAAGCAAAGTTACCGGTGTAGGTGTCGAGATGTACGAATGGGGCAGATATTTTGTCGTAACGGGCAACGCTGTTACAAACTACCCTATAACCGAATGCACAGAAGAGATAAAGCCGCTCCACGCAAAGTACATAAAAGGTGCAGGGGTAAAAAAATCCGTTTCCGCTCAAAAGCCCGCAGGCGTATCCCAAAATACTTTTAACGGCTATAAGGACAGCATTGCCGAACGCCTTGAAAAAGCGCGGCGCTCCAAGCAGGGCAAGCTTTTCTCCGACCTTATGGACGGAAATTTTGAAAGCTGCTACGCTTCCCATTCGGAAGCCGACCTTGCCTTGTGCAACATTCTTGTGTTCTGGCTGGGGAGGAATCCCGACGCAGTGGACAGCGTTTTCCGCACCTCCGGGCTTATGCGGGACAAGTGGGACAGAAAGCAGTCCGGAAGCACCTACGGCGCGCTGACCGTCCAAAAGGCTATCTCCGAGTGTGCGGCGGTGTACGGCGAAAAAAATGTCCCCTCAAAAAATTACTCCGTTACCGTTTCGTCGGACGGTACTCCCCATGCCGAAACCGAGGACGGCAGCGAGGTCAAGCTGTACACCATGGACGACACGGGGAACGCCCAGAGAATGTTTGACAATTACGGCGGCAGACTGCGTTACAGCTATATCGAAAAGTCCTGGTACTACTGGGACGAACGCCGCTGGTGCAAGGACGTGACGGGTACCGTCGACCGCGTTGCCGACGAGTCCCTTACCGTCATGCAGAGCGAAACGGAGCTGTACAGGCTTATCGACGAGAAAAACGGAGGAAAGGACGAAATGGAAAAAAAGTTTATCAGGCATATCAAAAGCTCACGCAGCTCCAAGTCGAAAACCGCTATGAAAAACGAGCTGCGGCATAAAGTCCCCGCCCTGCCGGGACAGTTCGACCGTGACAAGTACGTCCTGAACACTCCCGACGGCATTATCGACCTGCGAAGCGGAAAGCTCCTGCCCCACGACATTGAAAAGTACATCACCAAGCTTTGCGGCACGGGGCTTGGGGAAGCTGACTGTCCCGTCTGGAAAAGCTTTCTGGACGTCGTTTTCGGCGGTGATCCCGAGATGATACGGTACATTCAAAAAGCTGTCGGGTACTCTCTCAGCGGCAGCACCTCGGAACAGTGCGTTTTCTTTTTATACGGCACGGGACGGAACGGCAAGTCCACCTTTTTAGATACCGTCCGCGCCATGCTGGGGGATTACGCAGCCAACGCCCAGCCCGAAACAATTATGGTGTCCCCCAAAAGCGCGGGAGGGGCGCGTTCCGACATTGCACGTCTGAAAGGTACCCGTTTTGTTACCACCGTAGAGCCTAACGAGGGTATGCGGCTTGACGAGGGTCTGATAAAACAGCTTACGGGCGGCGACCCTGTTACAACCCGCTTTCAGTATTCCTCGGAGTTTGAGTTCATCCCCGAGTTCAAAATATGGATGGCAACCAATCACAAGCCTATTATACGTGGTACAGACACGGGAATATGGCGCAGGATACATCTTGTGCCATTCGGCGTACAGATACCCGAAAGCAAGGTCGACCGCGGTCTGCCGCTTAAGCTCCGCAAAGAGCTTCCCGCCATTTTAAAGTGGGCGGTGGACGGCTACGGACTGTACAAGTCCGAGGGGCTGAGACTGCCCTCCGCGGCTCTTAACGCGGTCAACGATTACCGCCGCGAGATGGACGTTGTCTCCGCGTTTATTTCCGCCTGCTGCACTGTGGGCGGCGGTATGGAGCAGTCCGGCGCGCTGTATGCTGTGTACTGCAAATGGGCGAGCGACAACAATGAGTATAAGATGTCCCATACCCGTTTTACGACCGAGTTGCTAAAAAAGGACGGCATTGAACGTAAAAGAGAACGCGACGCCATTTACTTCAAGGGTCTGACATTGCAGGATTTTTACAGAAATCAGTAAAAGTGTGTAGGGTTGTGTAGGGTTGTGTAGGGTTTTTATAAAACCTTTCATAGAATTTTTTTATTAACAGTATATGAACAATATATATGGATAAATAATGTACGGACTATAAAGTAAAAAGAGTTTTTAAACAAACCCTACACACCATGCGCAAAATGCGATCAAAGCCCGTCTGTAAAAGCTTTTTCGGATACTTTAAACCCTACACAGACCCTACACGCAAAAAACATCCTATGGAGGTGCATAATGAGATATTTCAAAAAGCCGCTGCCGAGGTTTTCGGAGGTTGAGGTCTGGCAGGAGCTGAAGCGGCAATGCTATGACGGCACCATTGAATACGAGGATTTTCCCGCGGACGAATACAAGTATTTTGACAGACTGCGGATAACTTATCTGAAGTACAAATTTTCAGGTATGCCTAAGACAGAAGCGGCAAAGCAAGAACGTTTGCTCCTCTGTGAGTATGAGCAGAGCAAGGAGCGGGACAGCCGCAGTCTTAAGGTTTATCAGGAATATCAGAAAAATATCAAACGGTTTGAAATGCTGAAGATCGCGATACGCAAGGCGGACGACCCTATGATCAAGCTTTCTTATGCGCTTGAGATCATAGGCATTATAACCGGTGACGACAGCTTTATGAGAATTAATCTGAAATAAAATTATCAATCGGGAAGAAAATACAATACCTGCGCGGTCGGACGCAGGTATTGTATCATAAAGTAAAGAGTTCGGATATGCCTCTGATAAAGTTCTTTTCTGCTTTTTCGTCATCGTAATCGTCTTTGTCTTCTGTAACAAGACTGTTTACCAATTCTATCAGCGCTGCATTGTTGCCGTTAAAATTAAAACCGTTATCGGTACAAATTTTTATTACAGTCTGAGTAGCAGTACGCTTATTTCCGTTTAAAAAAACGTGGTTGTTTGCAATTACTTTTGCGATACCGTATGCGGCTTTAAAAGCGCTTTTATATTCAAAAGGTGGATCCAAGGCAGAAATAAGAGCGCTTTCATTTAAAAATTTTCCTGCAAGGGATTTATCCTCGTTCGGATCGGTACTGTTTCGGATCACATCAACGTTTATATTTATTATTTCGTCCTTTGTGGGTATTATTACAGGCATGAGTATTCCTCCTATTTTTTATTCCGACCGTAAGAATACTATACCGCAAAAATAATATGACGCTTCGTTTTTGTCACAAAATATTTATTTTTCAGCATTAAAACTATGAATTTTAGACACGGCCTAAGGAGGGATCGGCTTGACCGCAAAAGAATACTTACAGCAGGCGTACAGGATTGACAGGAAGATAAAACTTGATACCGAGAAGCTTGCGGCGGCTCGTTCGGCTCTGTACGGGAAAACCGCGCGGTACGATTCGGACGGCTCCAAGCCTGTCCCCTGCGGCAATGCTACCGAGAGCGCCGTGCTCCGCGTAGTGGAGCTGGAGGAACGTCTCACCAAAGAGATAGACGAGCTTACCGAGAAGCGGCAGGAAATAGAACAGGCTGTCAATGCTGTTCCCGATGAAGTTCAGCGGGAAGTCCTCACACGGCGGTATCTGCTTTATCAGAAGTGGGAGGTCATTGCGGAGGAGATGAATTACTCTGCAAGGCATATCAGACGGCTTCACGGGTACGTTCTGAAAAACATGTCCTTGAATGTCCGCTTTTAATGTGATATACTGTATAATGAGCAAAGAATATAAACAACCTGCCGTTATTGTGACCCCCTAACACAGTCGGCGGCAGGCTCTTTGCTTGCAGGTTGCACTATTGCGGTGTGCGAATTATGGTAAAGTTCACAGAATTTTGTCAGTAAACATTGCATTTATGTTGTTTGTATGGTATTATGTAGATATAATATTATTTTTAGGGAGATATTATTATGAATATTCAGTCATCAGATGATACCATTATACAAAAATACGAATTTACAATTAACTTAAGTGGCGAAAACAGTATTAATATACACTCATTATCAAAGATATTAGAAAACTTAGATATTTTAACAAAAGAAGCATCATCAAACGTTACAAATTGTGAATTTAATATTTTAGCCGTAAATAAGGGAAGTTTTGAATTATTATTTGAAGGTATAGCAGTAACAGCTGTAAATTTATTAACTCAGGATAATATTAACTATATATCCACCTGTTTAAAATCAATAAATGAATGGTTTGCAATAAAAAAACACTTAGGATCAGGAGCTCCAAAAGGACTAGAAAAGGATGAAAGAGAAATTACTGTTACAAATGAAAGTGGTGAGATTCAAGTGTTTTCTGCTTCAGGAGCTAAGTTTTTTGAAAATGCCAAAATATGTAACTCCATAATTAACATAGGAACAACACTTAAAGAGTCAAATAGAGAACAAATGAGGATATTAGGAAACGATGTAATCCCAGAAAAAATAATGGAAATATCAGCAGAAGATTACGATGAATTATCTGCGCCTATAGATTTAAGAAATGAAAATACCGTTTATATTTCACACATTAACACAGATTTACTTTTAGTTACCGCAGTGTTTAACGGTGACGCACAATGGGGATTTTATTTTAATAAAAATATTAAAGCAAAAATAGAAGACGAAATATGGCTTAATAGTTTCAGAGAATCTAAAATTCCTTTAACTTATGGAACTCAAATGAAAGTAGCTATGAGAATGGAAACACTAAAAGATAATTACGGTAATCCTATAGAAAATACCGCAAAGTATTATATTGAAAAAGTCATATCTGTCGTTAAACCATTTGACGATAGTGCACAATTGAAATTTTAATGCAAAAACCACTCCTAACCCGAGTGGTTTTACTTTACCCCGAAAGGAGGCGACCGTCACGGGCAAAACAAATAAACTGAAATACACCTCCGCCGCAAAAATGCAGGAGGCTGTGGACGCATACTTCAACCACTGCGAGGGTCGTCCCCTGACGAACGAAAGCGGCGAGGTCGTACTGAATAAAAACGGAAGTCCCGTAATCGTAGGAGCTCACCCTCCAACGGTCACGGGACTCGCTTTATGGCTGGGCTTCAAGACACGTCAGTCCCTGCTGAATTATCAGCACCGTTCGGATAAGTTCAACGACATTCTCACGGTTGCGAAGTCCAAGTGCGAGGAGTATGCCGAACGCCGCCTGTTCGATCGGGACGGTGTGAACGGCGCGAAGTTCTCACTTGCAAATAATTTCAAGGGGTGGAGTGAGAAGCCCGAAAACAATTCCGAAAGTCAGGAGGTACGCATAATTGACGACATTTGATACACGTGTTTCCGAAATTATCGCGGAGCCCTATCACGAGATGCACCGCGCAGTTCGGGAACATCTTTACACCCACTACGATCTCAGCGGCGGACGCGGTTCTCTGAAATCCTCAACCGTCAGCATTGAAGTGATACTGCTTATCCTGCGCAATCCGAAATGCCACGCGCTGGTAATGCGTAAGGTCGCCAACACCCTCCGAACCTCGGTGTATTCACAATATTTGTGGGCAATATCGAAGCTTGGTCTCGATAAATATTTTACCGCGCACACGTCCCCCATGGAGCTTATCTACAAGCCCACGGGACAGCGCGTTATTTTTTTCGGCGCCGACGACGCGGGTAAACTTAAATCCATCAAGCTGCCTTTCGGGTACATCGGCGTGACCCATTTCGAGGAAAAGGATCAGTTTTCGGGACGCGCCGAAATACGTACGATCTTGCAGTCCACAATGCGCGGCGGCGAGCTGTTCTGGAACTTTGAAAGCTACAACCCGCCCGTATCCGCGTCCAACTGGGCGAACGAGGACAGTCTTGAAAACCGTCCCGACAGGCTTTGCCACAAAAGCACATATCTTGACGTTCCCCGCAAATGGCTGGGAGAGCAGTTCTTTACCGAGGCGGAAATCCTCAGGGAGCAGAACCCCCGCGCCTATGAACACGAGTACCTCGGAGTACCCACTGGTACCGGCGGAAATGTTTTCGAGAACGTTGTTGTACGCGACATTTCCGATGAGGAGATCGCGCAGTTCGACCGCGTGTACAACGGAATTGACTGGGGCTGGTACCCCGACCCGTTCGCCTTTGACCGTATGCACTTCGACGCGGCGCGGCGGACGCTGTACATTTTTAACGAATACCGCTGCAATAAAAAGGGCAACGCCGAGACAGCGAAAATTCTTACTGAGGAGCACGGCATTACCCCGCAGGATCTGATAACCGCGGACAGCGCAGAACCCAAATCCGTCGGCGATTACCGAAGCTACGGTCTTTTCTGCCGTGCCGCCGAAAAGGGCGCGGGCAGCGTCGAGTACTCAATGAAATGGCTGCAATCCCTTTGCGGTATCATTATTGACGGCAAGCGGTGTCCCGAAACGGCAAAGGAGTTTCTGCGGTACGAGTACGAACGCTCCAAGGAGGGCGAGATAATCAGCGGGTACCCCGACAGGGACAACCACCACATTGACGCGGTTCGGTACGGAATGTCCCCCGTATGGAGAAAGCGAGGCAGTTAATGAATATTTTTACGCAGATCATGGAGGCGGTGAAAAGGTTGTTTTCAAGAGAAATACCAAACAGGCTGGGCACGGACATTGCGGTCTCGCGGATCATGTCCGAAAAGATAAGTCTATGGACGGACTGTTACGAAAACAGGGCTGAATGGCTCACGGACAAATACCGCGGGCGGCACCTGCCCTCCGCCATTGCAAAGGAAATGGCTCGCCTCGTAGCGCTGGAATTCAAGTCGGAGCTTACAGGCGGCAGGTGTGCGGAATATCTTTCCGAAGCTTACGGCAAGCTTGTTGCGGACGCGCCGCTGTACACCGAATACGCCTGCGCCCAGGGCGGCGTAATGCTCAAGCCCTATCTGTCGGGCGGGTATATTTCCTCGGCGTATGTTCGGGCGGACAGCTTTTTCCCCACTGCTTTCGACGGCTCCGGAAACATCACGGGCTGCATTTTTGCGGAGCGGAAGACCGTCGGTAAGAAATTCTACACCCGTCTTGAAACCCACGATTACACAAAAGAGCTGTACATTGTAAGGAACGCCGCGTACCTTTCGGACAGCTCCGATATGCTCGGCAGACAGGTCTCGCTGACCTCCGTCCCCGAATGGTCGGAACTTTGCGTCGAGGTCGCGCTCACAGGCTTTGACCGTCCCCTGTTCTGCTATTTCAAAATGCCCGGGGCTAACCAGTTTGACGGCTGCTCCCCTCTGGGAGTATCGGTGTTCGCAAACGCTTTGGACGCTATCCGCGACGCGGACGAGCAGTATGCCCGTCTGCTCTGGGAATTTGAGGGCGCGGAGCTTGCCGTCAACGTTGACGTTACCGCTCTGGACGTTTCGGGAAAAGGCGGCGCACCCAAGCATAACAAGCGTTTGTACCGAGGCTTTGACCTCGAAGCAGCGTTCCTACTGCACCGTAAGCGCGATCCAAAAATCCCTGCGGAAATGTCTGGAGGAATATCTTGTCTGCCTTGAGAACCTATGCGATTTTTACGGACTTGCTCCTAATGACAAAATCGAGCAGTCCTTTGAGTTTGACGACAGCCTTATCACCGACAGCGAGACGGATCAGCGGATATGGTTACAGGAGGTCGCCGCGGGGCTTATGTCCCCCGCCGAGTACCGCATGAGAAGATACGGGGAGACCGAAGCGCAGGCTCTTGCCGCGCTTCCAAAAGCAGTTGGAGATGATGACTAATGCCGCCGCTCACACCCGAACAATTGCAGGAAATTCCCGTAAGGCTGGAAAAGCTCACCCGCGCCTTTGAGGAGACCGTTCTCGAGGACATTTCCCGCCGCATAGCAAAAGCGGGATCGGTCACCGACACCGCCGAGTGGCAGCTTATACGTCTGAAAGAAATGGGATACGCAAACAACTTTTTGGAGAAAGCAATCGCGGAGTACGCCGAAAAATCCGAGGAGGAAATTTCGCGGATTTTCTTTGACGCGGCGCAGGTCTCCGACGAGTTTTACGCCGAGGTGTACGCTAAAGCGGGCAAGCCCTTTACTCCACTTGCGGACAATCTGTATATGCAGCAGCTTATCGAGGCAGGTATCGAGCAGACGGAAAACGAGCTGAAAAATTTCACTCGGTCAATGGGATTCCGCGTAAAAAATCCCGACGGTTCGGTCTCGTTCAAGCCCGCCGCAAAAGCTTATCAGGACGCTCTTGACCTTGCTCAGATGCAGGCGTCAACGGGCGTTTTTGATTACGGTACAGCAATACGCCGCGCCGTGAGTACTCTTGCGGAAAGCGGCCTGCGCTTTGTGGACTATGAGACGGGACACGTCAATCATGCCGACGTCGCCATCCGCAGAGCCGTTCTGACAGGGGTCTCGCAGATGTCGGGGAAAATTTCCGAGCATAACGCCGCGGAGCTTGACACCGACCTTGTGGAGGTAACGGCGCACGCGGGAGCCCGTCCCGACCACGCGGAATGGCAAGGGCGGTGGTACTCTCTTTCGGGGAAGTCCAAAAAGTATCCCTCTCTTGTGGAGGTCACGGGGTACGGCACTGGCGCGGGGCTGAAGGGCTGGAACTGCCGCCATGATTTTTACCCCGTTCTGGAGGGAATATCCGTCCCCGCCTACACCGAGGAGGAGCTGAAAAATATTGACCCGCCGCCTGTTGAGTACGACGGGAAAATCTACACCTACTACGAATGCACACAGCGGCAGAGACGTATCGAGACCGCCATTCGCAAGACGAAGCGGGAAATCATTTCCGCAAAGGCAAGCGGCGACGGAGATATGTTTACGGCGAAGTCGGTGCTGCTCCGCCGTCAGCGGGAGGAGTATGAAAAATTTTCCTCCGCGGCGGGGCTGCTTACCCAAAAGGAGCGGACTCAGGTTTATGGGTTTGACAGGAGTACCGCGGGTAAGGCTTCTTGGGAGTACAGAAAAATATTGACATTAGGCAGCGGAGATGTTAAAATAGGGTTAAAGGTTCAGCAATTCAAAAAGGATCTGGCTGACGGAAAAATAAATACTGCCGTTGACAAATCAAATCAAGCTAAGCACGTAAACGGCAAAGTGTGGAAAAATCAAGTCAAACAGGCTGTTCGGTCGGGCGGGAAAAACGCTCTGCTCACGATCGCGGGGTAGATCTGGTTGTGCCAGTCGAGCCAGAGGTTCCAGCC